ATAATTGTAGATTAAGATCACAATTTTGTATAATAGATTAAGATCATTATCACGTAATTTTATGAATAAGATCTAAAATTACATTTTGCTCCTGAAAGATGGAGATCAACAAAATAATCATTTTTACACCAATATATATTTATTAATTTTAGTTAGATTGCACTGTATATAAACATTAGATATTTATGCACTTCACTATGCACAACACTTACTTAGATGCACTTGCACATTTTTACACTCACTTTTATATTTATATATTTCCCTAGCCAATGCAGCTAATGAGCAGTTATAAGCTCAACAGGTTATTATATTCCTGTTTGTCTAGAGAGCATGAACAACAATAGGTTCAGGTATATCCTCGACCGATTTGCTCTAGAACTTACCATGAAATTCAAGGGGTCCAGCCGAGTACGGTGATTGACACCGCTCGCCCCAGACATTTCGGAAGTATTGCTAACAAAATTTACGATTGGAATATCGACAAATTCTCATGATTGCAAGGTTATATTTCTTTTTGAAGTAAGCATGCCGGAGCCCACTTGTGGGTACAATTACTACGTTGCTTTGTCACTAGTAGTCGCACCGTAAAGCCCTTTACTGAAATCCCTAACCATTCATGTTAAGACTTTCTTAGTTTTAAGAGTGTATTAAATCCCTAATCAACTTCATTATTGATTGAGACTGTAGCCATAGATGTCAACATATCATTATTTGAAACATTAGTACTTACAATTCCAAATGTTACTACGCCGCCACTTTGCGACGGAACTAATTCATTTATTGTATGGCGATTTAATATATTTGTACAAGCCGTATGAATGATCGAGACTTAATGAAACTTGCACTTTGCCTCAGGGTCTGATGTATGGAGAAGAAACTCCGAGCCCTGGTATAGATAAATCTGTTCGTACCACCATGTCTGCGAAGAACATGGAGAAAGAGAAAACGAATATGGCAAAAGGAACGGGATCCTTAAATCCCAAGCTTGGATCGGGCCTTCTTAATTTGGAGGACCGACATTTTAATAATAAAGAAGAATTTTTAGAATGGTGGAAAACACAGAGAACTCGTTTGAATGATCATCATGATGTAGAATTAGTAAATTTCAAACGACCTCGTCGAAATTTTTTCGTTAGTAATTTTAAAAGAAACGAAGGTTCGAGTTTTATTTTCCACAAACTTAGATTTAATGACTTTTTACGCAGCGCAAGGAATCCCTTCGCTGTACAACATGGTAACACATATACGTGCCCACCTCATATTTCAGACTTAATGTACTGGAACGCGCCATTTTTGGCATTACACAGCATTTGTTCCAGTTGGTGGTGTTTACATTGTGTGGACCTTTGCGACCAGCGTGACTTACCCATTTGGGTAGAGTTTAGACAACAAGTAGAACGCATTTACACGAGTTATGTAGATGAACTAAAACATTTAATTGTTCTTATGGAGTCTGAATCAGTAGAATGGTATGACTTTGATATGTTCTTAATTCATTGTCAATTGAGTATTACAAGACTCAAAGGTTTGCTAAGGGCTAATTTGCGACCGAACGTGATTTGCGGAGAACGTGCCGTGAAAGCGTTTGAGGAAGCTGAAGACGATTTCGACAGAGAAATGGCCTTCAAAGAACTTAAAGCAAGCTATAGACCAAAAATTGTTTGTAGTCGCGCGTGGATGGATAGTTTAGAAGAGTTAGATACAAATCAATTGGTAGCGTACCAATTAGTGTGCTTTTGTAAGGCCTACTATGGAGGAATCGTCGACAACGATGACATAGATATTCCGACACGAAAACAGATCCTCATTCGATTATTACGAGGATGTATTTCTTGGAATCCAGGTCCTACAGATTACAGCATGATTAAACAGGAGGCATGGTTGCCTACCCTGGATCCACATAATTTGAGACTTAGAATTTTACAGAGTACAGATGTTGGAAATGTGTGGATTCATAAACATAAAAAACGCAGAAGGAGAGGACCATTGGGTAGATTGACCTATGGCCGCTTTCCAAAGCGACGTCCCTTTTATTTAGGAGATTATCACTGGAAGTTCCAGCGAGGTTTTCGAAAGCAAGTTCGACGGTATGAACGTAGCGCTTTTATACAGCAACGCGAAGTTTATGCCTTTGGAGATGATTGGGTCGATTCGCAACCACCTAGAACGTTAGAAGCCAAATGGAAACGAATACAAGATGTAGTTCAAAAGCCTCTTGAAGTAAATGTCAAGGAACAGGAAATAGAATTACCACAGATTTCAAAAAGACAAAAAGGTAAGAAGCGTAGCGCCCAGCTAGATTATTTGAAGCTATGGGAGACCCAAACTACGCGAAAAGACGCAATAGGAAGTGGATACAGAGGAGATCTTTTCTCTGATTTAAATTCACTTCATGAGCATTGGAAGCAATCTCGCTATGTACCTGGTGAGATAGATGACGTACCAGCAAATTTAGTACGATCAGCAATCCGTAATTGGATAGACGGTTATTCCATGCGCAGCTATTTCGCTTTGAAATCAGACAATGAGAAAAATTTGAGAGACTTTGGTGTGCCTTTGCAAAATAGTGTACCAGAGTATAATTTCTCAAAACGCGTTGGTAAAGTAATTCGTGAACGATTGGTTTGGTATTATTCGTTCTTTTATAAGAATCCGATGGCGGACATGTGCAAATTACGCATACATGCCCATGCTTCGGATAATGACGATAAGTCTTTAGCAGATAAGATGATCGAAAAAGGCGAAGATATTAAATCCGTTTTACTTCGAGCGAAAAATCGGTTTACCGGTTTGCCAACTGAAGATCCTCATGATACAAAAGCAAATTTGGAAAGGATCAGAGTAGAACGTTTGAAAAAATTTCAACAAGAAGAACAAAAGATGGCACAAGTTACTAAAACAGTTGAAGTTGAAAAACCTGGTTTTACAGCCAGTTATTCAACAACGACTTCAGTGCCAGTACCATCATCTGCGCCAGCTAAGCGAGAAGAAACGTTTGTTTCCGGTGTAGCCGGGCAGGTAGCAGATGTGTTCGTAGATAAAATTAACACTGCTTTTGATGCAAAAGCAAGTAAAGTCGATGCTACCGCGGAGGCTGCTGGACGAGCAGCAGTACGTGGTGGTATAGACGAATTGAAGAAGACTTTCTTTGAAGTTTTTGAGAACGTTAAATCAGGAATGAAGAGTGGTCTTGGTAAAGCATGGGAATGGATCAAATTAAACAAAACAATTATTATTGGATTTTGTATTATTGCTTTATTGGGATTACTAGGATGGGCGGCCATCCGTACTTTAATTCCTTATTTTACTCAGAAACCAGAATCAGCACAAATTTTAACAGGAACATTGGAAGAAGATGTAGTCCGTGTGGAAGCACATGGATTAACGGAAATAATGGATTGGATTGGAGATTCAACTGCCAATTTATTTAGTTTGACTCCTGTTACAAAATTCTCACAATCGACGTTTGTAGCGAATACAATTAAACTTGGCAATTTTGCCGGAGCTGTAAACAAATTGGAGAGTTTTGTGTTTTGGTTCAAAGACATGCTCAAAAATTTAATGGATTGGGTTTGTAAATGGTGGACTGGAGCGTACATGTTCAAGTCCACACAAGAATTGCAGCAATTTCATGATTCATGGACAACCTTAGTTACTCAGATTAAGCAGATGGATGTAGCTTCTCTTGAAGGAAAAAGAGAATACATTCGTTTGTATGATCGAATGGTTGGATTTACAAAATTCTTGGATACATTTAAGGATAGACATTATATTACCGATTTAAAAACAACAGCGGCTTTAGGAAAAGAAAAGTACACGATGTGTAGAAATGCCGTTAAGTTTGACAATATTCGACAGCAGCCAACGTCGATTTTGTTTCCCGGGGCACCGGGTATTGGTAAGACCACGTTTATTCAATATGCGGTTCAAGGATTGTATGATAATTTGAATCAGAATTACCCTACAGTTTGGAAAGGTATTGGTCAGGATCAATGGACTGAAGCCTTAATTTATCCCAGAAATGCAGCTCAAGAATTTTGGGATAAATATTCGAACCAGTGGGCAGTTATTGTTGATGACATTTTCAAGTCCACAGATCCATTTATTCGAGGAACAGAAGCTCAAGAATGGATAGCTATGAAAAATGATGCTCCGTTTTCTCCTCCTATGGCAGCATTGGAAGAAAAATCAGATGTTATTTTTGATAGTAAGTTTGTTGTCGCAACCACAAACATGAAGAGTTTCACGGATATTGGTTTGACAGATCCCGAAGCATTCTTACGTAGAATGGACTTTACAGTTAAAATTATCGAAAACAAGAAAGTACCAGCTAATGTTGGAACTATCAAAGCATTAGAGACCTATGTTTTTGATGTTTATGAAACTGATATGTCGACCTTTGCAGCAAAACAACCTATTAGATTAAAAGGAATTGATGGTTTTAGAAAGTTTATGCGTATGGTAACGGAACGATATGTTGCCTATTATGAAGCTCAAAATAGACGGACAACACCATTAGAATTCGGAAAAATCTTAGCTAATAATGTAGGAGAAGATGAAGAAGAAAGACCCACAGAAGTAGAACAAGATGAATCACATGAAGAACAAATTATGTGCGGTGTTTCCATGGTAGATGGAACTGTATGCGATTCAAGTGATTTTAACATTACAATTCGACATGGAGAAGAATGTGTACAATGTTTACAGTGTGGGGCAGTACGAATTAAAGTACAAGCTCACATGTTTGAACGTGCTAAGAGATTTGGAAATTTTGCCCTTAAGGCGGGAAAATTAGCGCTAGCCATTGGTAATAGATATGGTCAAGCGTTTTATGCTGGAGCTCGTGATATTCCAGATGGAGTGATTGCACCTCATAATCCTCCCATTGGAGCACCGAGTATGATAGCTCAACAGCCTTTATTAGGTTTTCGTGCTTGGTGTAGAACAAACAATATTCAAATTCCAGAATTTAGGTTTTGGAGGACAGATAAAGCAACAGGTGAACCAACTGAGGAGTGGTTTGCAGTGGCCAGACGAATACTTGGTATTAATGGTCCCCTTGTTGGACGTACAGGGTTCAACTACTGTTGTCAGTATTATTTGGATAAAGCTTTGTTCTTACATGATTTTGATTTGTTGCAGGATGCGCCTGTTCTTGAAAAAGAAGTTGATGGAAAAATGCAGCGATCACAATCATATTCAAATTTCTTTACACTGGAAGCGGCTAGATCAGAGTTAATTGTGCCTTCTATTCCAACTTACAATTTGGAATTTCAGTATTGTTTGAGTGATGCTATCACAGGTATTCCGCTCAAAGGGGATATTTATGAAGGTGCCAAAGAGTTCTTAAATAGATCACATAAAAATGTTTTTGAACGACTTATGCAATGCGATGGACATAAAGGATTAGTATGCGGATGGCATTCAAATCATCCAGATGCTCAATTAGCTCGAAATCATCTTAGACTTAATCAAGTAGGTCAGTGGATTCCTTCATGGTTTCCACGATTTTTTGACCGTGATAACATACCGATGGACACGATTATGACATGGTATCATGGACAGGACTATTTGATTGATTCACCTAGGAAAGAAAATGATTATTCAATGAAGCCAACCGAAATGTTGCACCATGCAGGTAAAGCCACGTTTGTTACGTCTTTATCCATAGCAGCATTTTTTAGTTATTTTGCAGCAGTTGTAGCACTTACAGCTGTTTTGACATTGTTTGCTTATGGATTAGTTACTTTCTTGGGTATGATAGGCGTCATTTCAGACAAGAAAAAA